GCCCACGTCATGCCCGTCATCAGCCCAAGTTCGTCAAAAGCGGCACTGTACCGCAGCGCGGCTGGAAAAGATGTGTGTCATGCAATGCCCCAAGCCCACACGTATAGACACCCCTGATTGAACGCCAACTTTGATTCTGAGGTTAAAAAGGCATGGATAAAGACTATATTTACCTCGCGGGACGTATCGAATTAAGACTTCAAAAGCACCAGGCAACGCGAGAACTGAAACAAGATTGATCCCCGACATTACAAGTCGATATGTCCCCATCTCTTCCAATGTCATCAACCTAGCTAGGATAACTGACGACAGCAGAGCGCCATCGTCTTGTTGGCCCCGTACACACTGGAGCTGCTTGCATAAACCAGGTGTTCAACACCGTTGTGGCGGCAGCCTTCGAGGATGTGAGCAAAGCCGACGATGTTGCTGTCGATATAGGCCAGCGGGTTCTCGATGGAGTAGCGCACGCCGGCTTGGGCTGCGAGGTTGACGACACGCTGCGGCTTGTGGGTGGCAAAGCACTCCTCCATGGCTTTGCGGTCACCCAGGTCGATGCGCAGATGGGTGTAGTTGGGGTGGCTGGCATGGCGAGCCAGCCGGGCTTCCTTCAGCGCGGGGCTGTAGTATTCGTTGTGGTTGTCGATGCCGATAACGGTATCGCCACGCTCAAGCAGACTTAGGGATAGTGCCGAGCCAATAAAGCCGGCTGCGCCGGTAACCAGTACTTTCAATTAATCGCTCCCAAACAAGTCGCGGGTATAGACCTTGTCCACTACGTCGGACAAGGCTTCTGTTTTGCGGTTGGCGATGATGACGTTCGCTTCGCGCTTGAATGCTTCGAGGTCATTGACGACTTTGGAGTGGTAGAACTCGGCTTCTTTCAGCGCGGGTTCGTAGACGATGACTTCAATGCCCTTGGCCTTGATGCGCTTCATGATGCCTTGAATGCTGGAAGAGCGGAAGTTGTCGGAACCGGCTTTCATGATTAGCCGATAAATGCCGACTATCTTGGGCTTGCGGCGAAGGATTTCATCGGCGATGAAGTCTTTGCGGGTTGTGTTGGCTTCGACGATGGCGTGGATGAGGTTCTGGGGGACGTCGCGGTAGTTGGCCAACAGTTGCTTGGTGTCTTTGGGCAGGCAGTAGCCGCCGTAACCGAAGCTGGGGTTGTTGTAGTGGTTGCCGATGCGTGGGTCGAGGCACACGCCGTCGATGATCTGGCGGGTGCCCAGACCGTGGGTGGCGGCGTAGGTGTCCAATTCGTTGAAGTAGGCGACGCGCATGGCCAGGTAGGTGTTGGCGAACAGCTTGATGGCTTCGGCCTCGGTACTGTCGGTGAACAGGGTGGGGATGTTTTGCTTGATGGCACCCTGTTGCAAAAGCTTGGCGAAGGTTTCAGCACGCGCTGACCTTTCGCCGACGATGATGCGGCTGGGGTGCAGGTTGTCGTAGAGGGCTTTGCCTTCGCGCAAAAACTCGGGGCTAAAGATGAGGTTCTGCGTGCCAAACGCTTCTTTGGTCTTGGCGGTGTAGCCCACGGGCACTGTAGACTTGATGACCATCACTGCATTCGGGTTGATGACCATAACGTCTTTGATGACGGCTTCGATGGACCGGGTGTTGAAATAGTTGGTCTCTGGGTCGTAGTCGGTAGGGGTAGCGATGATGACGTAGTCGGCACCGGTGTAGGCGTCTGTTTTGTCTAGCGTAGCGCGGAAGTTGAGCGGCTTGTTGGCCAGATAGTCTTCGATCTCTTTGTCTTCGATCGGGGATTTTTTTTGGTTCAGCAGCGCGACTTTTTCGGGGACGATGTCGAGCGCGACGACTTCATTGTGCTGAGCCAGAAGGATGGCATTGGACAGGCCGACGTAGCCGGTGCCGGCAATGGCAATTTTCATTGGGCCTGCTTTCTCAAGCTGTCGCATTGGTCTTCGCCCACTTCCGCCTTCAGCGCCTCAATCTCCACTTTCAGCGCGTCGTACTCTTCCATCTTGCGTTTGAGGAACCGGCTGGTCAGCGCGACCTTTTCGGCAATGCCCTGGGGGGTGAGCAGGTAAACGTACTTGAACTTGTTCTTGCTTTTGGAAAAGTTCGCCATCTTCACAAAGCCCTTGTCGATGAGAGCGTTGAGGCAGTAGTTCAGCCCCCCCACGCTCATGCCGAGCATGTCGGCCAGCTCGCGTTGGGTCAGGTCGGGGTTGTCTTGCAAGATGCGCATGATCCGGAAATGGGTGTTTTCTTGGATCTTGGCTTGGCGGTTGGTCATAGTTTGAGCGGCTCTTTTTTGAGTTGGCGTAAAGGCTATATTCGCTTTGGGCACGCTACCGCCATGCCGTGTCACGATCGGCTGGCGCGGTCTAGGGGATAAAAAGTAAGGTGTAACGCACTTCTGTAAGAAGTAGAGCAAGTCTACCGCAGAACCGCCTTCCGTTCGAGATCTGAACGGAATTAATTTTCGAATCAAGAACAGATCTGGGGAGCGTCGGTGGAGGCTCCCGAGGTCAGAGCCCGGTGGCGACCTCCTCCTGGGTCGCTTCGGCGGTCTCGGCCTGCTGCTGTTGCACCGCCTCTTCCATGCTGACGGTGTTCACCACCAGCTCCAGGTTGGCCAGGGCGATATCTTCTTGGCGGGGTTTGGTGTGGACGAGGTACCAAGACAGCGTGCTGGGAGCTGAGGATTCGGTGCTGGGTGAGGCGGTTTCGTCACTGCTGATGACGGTCAGCACGGGTGGCGTGGCAGGTGGGAGCTCTAGTGAAGGCGCTGGTGGCGGCTCCTGTGGTGGCTGCGGGATTGGCAGTGAAGTGGGCACGGAGACCTGTTGCAGGATGGGCGAGAGCTTCAAACCAACATGGTCCGCCATTGCCCGCAGCAAGGTCAACGGCCGATCACCGGCCAACACCTGCTCGATCAGCATCATGGCCTCGTGCCGTTCGATGTCCTGCACATCGGCCGGCAGGTAGTGAATCGACAAGCCACGCTGCACGATGGTAGGCCCGATGCCGCGCAGCCGCAGGTCTTGCAGTTGCCGGGTGGTCAAGCCCATGCGGTCAGCGACTTGGGGCGCACTGAGGGTGGTGGCTGGTGTTGAGATGGAACGGGTGTCGTTGTTCTGCATGCCCCGATGAAGGCGCTGTTTGAGAACAAAGCCAAGTCAATGCTGCGCAAATGCGCGCCACAAACGACAAAAGACCCCGCCTCCACCACCTGCCTGGGATGACAGATGATAAAGACGGGGTCTTCTGGGGGGTACGGCGCTGCAGCGCTGCTGAAATTAGCCGGCTCGCTAGCGCGTCTGGCGGATCCAGTCCTGCAGGGCCTTCAGTTGCTCAGCGTTTTCGTGGCAGGTCTGGTAGTTGGCGGCAACGGTTCCGGCGACGGCAGAGAGCGCAATGCCTGCGGAGTCCGCATCAGCATCTCGGGCGGGCTCGGGCAGCTGACCGGCGGCGGCAGCGTCGTGCAGGCGCACAAAGCCACGGTTGATAGTGCAAGCAGCATCGGCTTGAGCGGGCACATAGACGGGAACCTCCTTGATGATGGTGTCGCCCTTTTCTCGGACGATCTGGATGCGGTCGACGTACTGAGTGATGACCTGGACGGTGGCTTCGGCCTGCAGTATCTGCGCTTGGGCCTGGGCCTGCTGCTGCGCGGCCGTGGCGGCGTCCCACTGGGCGTGAACGTGACTCGCGCCTTTGAGCCAGCCGAAGCTGAATACAGCGATGCAAAGCGCCGCCAGGGCCAGCAGCCTGTAGGGCCAGGCGATGAGGTTCATGGCGCGGCCTCGCCCATGCACTGCCGGTATTCGGCCTCGCGGCGCTTGGCCAGGCCACCGCACAGGCGTGCATTGATTGGCAGCGCGCAGTCCTGACCCTGAAAGAAGCGCCAGCGCAGCAGCTCTTGGCAGGCGCCGGGGTAGTCCTGGGTGTTGAGCTTTTTGACGAGAGTGGACTGGCAGAACGCACGCGAGCCCACGTTGTAGGCGAAGTTCACGTAGGCGTCGTACTCGTGCTGAGCCAGCGGCACGGTGACGCAGGTTTTAAGGGCACCTTCGAACTGCTGGACATCGCGCAGCGCCCGTGCCAAGGCCTGCGGTGGCGTGGTGGTGTCGCCCATGCGCACGGGCCAGCCGTCAGCGCGGGTGGTGCTGCCAAAGCCCAGGGTGGGCACGTCGCCCTTGACCGGAATGATGGCGCGGTCGCTATAGCCCTCGTGCAGGACCAGGCCCACCAGGGCGGCCGCCGACAAGCCCAGCGCAGCCACGGCGGTGCGGGTGCGCCTCATGGCTCCACCCCGTGCATCTTGGGCTGGGCCACCAGGCGCGCCACGGTGGCACCCAGACTGGCGGCAAAGGCCAGCAGGATGAACAGGCCCCGGGGCAGGAGGTCGCCCAAGAAGGGCAACACCACCTCGGCGGCCGTGAAGCACGCGGCCAGCAGCGAGAAGCGGATGCTCCAGGCTTGGCGCAGCACGCGGGGCCAGTTGGTGAGCAGACAGAGTTTGGGCTTCATTGCGTGCCTCCCATGAGCTTGAGCTTGATCGCCGCGCCGACCAGGATGACGGCCAGCAGCCCGGTGGTGGCGACCTTGATGATGGTTTGCCAGGCGGTGTGGCGAGCCTCGCGCCAGGCTTCGAGCAAGTCGCGCAGTTCACGGATGTCGCGCGCGGCGTGACCGTTTTCGAGGCCGAGGTGAGCCAGGCACCGCTCGGCACCGCGTTCGGCGGCACGGGTGAGCAGGTCGTCCAGGTCTTCGGGGCGCAGAGTGATGGGCTGCGGCGAACTAAGTTCTTGTGCGTTCTCCATGGTTGGGTCTCCAAAATGCAAAATGCCCGCACTGGATGTCTCCAGGCGGGCGTAAATAAAGGGTCTTTGCTTCAGGCGAAGTGATCGGCCTTGGCCAGTGGCTTGATGAAGTCGGGAAGGTGGTTGGGATTGATGCCAGCCGGAATCATGGCGGGATCAACGATGTCCTCCACTCGCTCGCCATCACGCAAGGCGTGAATACAAGCCGCTACCGTGCCCTCCTCCAGCGCGGTGAGGGTGTGGATCTTGTTGCGGGCAATGAAGATGATGTGAGGCGCGGTGAATTCCGACACAGCGCCATCCACATCCACCTGCAGCCGCCCCTTGACCAGCAAGGTGGGGTGATCAAACAGGTGCTTGTGCCCCTCGTTGACGTCACCTGCGTTTTCAAAAGTCATCAGCTTGATCCAGAGGTTGCTGATCAGGCTCAGCTGAGATTTAGGTGGGGATTTAGGGCTGGCCATTGGTGTCTCCTTCTGTTGTCATCGGAATGGCTGGATAGGTAATGACCGGTACGATGAGACCGTCAATGGATTTAAAACTAATCATTTCCATGGTGACGTCATCGGGAAGTTCGGCATTTGGAAAGCTCGTCTCAAATTCCAGCGGCGGACATTGCTCCTGCGGGACCAGTCGAACATCACCCTGAGCAAAATTGAAATACAGTCGTTGCATACAGGCTCCTCAAACGAACTGCTGAAAAGTGGCTGTGAAAGAATTCACGTAGAGACTGTCACCACCCGATCCGTTGAGAATCGAGCCGTACAGATCAAAAGTTGAAGTACTGTTCGGCGCCACTGTGAAGCTTCCAAAGTCCACAGTCCGGGTAATCCGGCCTGAATAGGAACCGTAGGTACCCACTGTCACACCATCCCTTCGGATCTGGAACGCATAGGTGTCATCGTTTGCACAGTTGATGACTCCCGTTAAATTGATTTGCATCGATTTACTGGAGCTGTAGTTCCAGATGGTGAGCCGGCAATTGCCTACGTTGATGACCACCAGACTCTTGCCCGAGCCAGATGTGTAAAACATGTTGGTGTAATAGGTACCCCGCGACCACTGATTGCCGTAATAACTCGACCAGATCAGGTAATTGGTGGCACCCACCGATTTGCTGGCATTGGATGCCAAAGAACCAAAGGTCTGAAACAAACTGAAGCTTTGCTTGACGTATTCGTCAGTGGCGAAGGTGTTGGTCACCATACGCCCCACTGTGCGCCAAGCAGCCCCCGTGCAGCAAAGGACAAAGGACTCACCAGGGGCGCAGCTGATCGTCGCCTGACCATCGATCAGTTCGGATCCACTGGGGTCAATGGTGATGGTGCCACTGCCTGAGTTTCGAACCGCAACGGTAAATCCTGCGCCCAAGCTTGATGCAGCAGAGAGCGATAAGGTGAACGCGCCGGAGCAATCAATCAGCCGACCACGGTCTTGTGAAATAAGTGTGTAAGCTGCCGTTTTGCTGGCATAACCAGCGCCCAATGCACCAACGGTTGCCAGCGCTGTTGAAACTGAACCGTCGGCTCCCAACAAGGAGGCCAGAAACTCTCGTTGATCGGTGACGGCTTGCTTGAATTGGGCTTCGGTAACGGTGGAGCCGGTAAAAGAAGAACTGGCAGGTAAAGCTGGCATTTATTGCCTCCACATAAGGGTGTTGACGTTATTGCTCCACATCGGGGTATCAGGCCCTAAAGGAGACCGGGCTTCGAGCATCAACATCGTCTCGACCCCGTTGAGGTTTTGTTTGAGGAACAAGCGACCGTCGTAGGTATTGACGGCCAGCTCGCCCAGTTGCAATTGCGCCGTGGTCGGCACTCGGCCAGACGCAGCGGTTTGTTTGACCTTGATGGTTTGCGGCATCGCCCTGCCCCGTCAGAAACTGCCGCCATCGATCACTGCGCTGGTCGACAGTGCATCCGTGATACCAAAGCCTGCCAAGGTGGTCGGTTTGCCCGTCACGCTGCTCCAGGCCGGGGTGTTGGTCGTGGTGCCAGCAACGGTGAGTCGGCCCTTGGCGTCCACCGTGAAGGTCGGAATCAAGGCGCCAGCGCCGTAACTGGCCGCCGTCACACCCGTGCTGGCCAAGGTGGCAGAACCCGTGACGTTGGCCGAGCCATCAAAGGCGGCGGACGTCCAACTCACATCCCCCGTCATGGCGATGGTGCGAGCCGTCAAGAGCTTGGTGGCCGTGCCGGCATTGCCAGAGATGGTGCTGATGGTCACGGCACCCGTGGCGCCGTTGACGCTGGAGACTGCGTCGGTGTTGTCGATCTTGTCCCAGGCCGTGCCATTGCTAACGATCCAGTCACCCACCCGCCAGTCGGTGATGCCGCTGACGTTAGTGGCACCTGCCGTGGCGACCTTGTAATAGAAGCCCTTGTTGCTGCTGGTAGCGGTCGGGATGGTGGGCGTGTTGGTGCTGGCGTTCCAGGTACCCTGGTAGTTCATGCCGCCAATAGCGACCGCCGGCAACTGCGAGGTCGGAACTTTGCCGTCAGCGCCCAAGCCCGCCACACCGTTGGCCGCCCCAATGGCCGTGGTGGCGATGGCACCGATCGCTGCTGGTGTGGGCAAGGCATGAACGTGGTCCGCGCGTGCGGCGGTGGCGGCGGTACCGACCGAGGCGCTAGCTGCCAGGGCACTGGGCGCAGCAGTGGTCAGACCCAGCGCATCGGTAATGCCATAGCCAGACAGCGTGGTCGGCTTGCCGGTGATGGAGGTCCAGGCCGGCGTGATCGACACATTGGCCGCCGCCGTCAAACGCCCCTTGGCATCGACCGTGAACTGGCCCACCTGGGTGGCGCTGCCATAGCTGCCGGCGGTGACACCGGTCGCAGGCAAGGCCACTGCCACACCAGCGGACACGGTTCCGGTGCCAGACACGTCCCCGGTAATGGCCAGGCTGTCTGCCTTCCTGGCAAAGGTGCCTGCACCGGCAATGGCCGTGATGGCGTTGCCACTCTCACCAATGAAGAGGTTCTTGGACGTTTCCGACCAGGCCAATTCACCTGCCGCAAGCGAAGGCGGCGTGGCGGTGGTGGTCGAGCGTTTGATCTGGATGGTTTGGGGCATGATAGTGCTCCTTGAAGTTCAAAATGGCTGGGTCAGAAGTAGCCGGCGTCGATGACGGCGTCAGGATCGAGCACGCCTTGATCGCCTTTGTCACCCTTGGGGCCGGTGGGCCCCGGCACACCGATGTTCGTGAGCACCGTGCGCAAGCCTTGCGGCTGCACGCGCACGGTTTGGGTATCGGTCTGCACCGTGACGCCTGGCTGGCGCGGCGTGGTGATGAAGATGCGGATGGCCATGGGTCACTGCTGTTCAATCGCGCGTGATCCGCATGGACACCAGCACACTGCCCTTGATCAGTTGGGTGCGAATCCCTGCCGGACTGGTCATGAACAGGTCGTACACGCAGGCGCGCACTGGCAGGGCACTGGTGACGGACGCGGGCAAGGTGATGGCCACCGTACCACTGGCCAGCCGACTTTCATCAAAGCCAAAGCTCGCCAGCACCGTTGGGTCTTCTGGCGTGGCGCGGATCTGGCCTTCAAAGACATAGCCTGTCAGGTCCATCACTGCGCCGCCCTCATCGAGGGTGAGTGCCGTGTAGAAGGTTTCCCCTTGGGTCAGCTGGATGTCGTACTTCGGGGCGCTCATCGTTGCTCCTTTTTTGAGTTTTGGTGATCGGTCAATAGCGCCACATCGGTGACGCGGCATCGGTCTGCCACATCAGCTGGGCGTCACTGACCCACATGTAGTCGGCACTGCTGCCGTAGAAGAGCGCGACCCACGGCCCTGCGGTCATGCCCACGCCACGCACCCGGATCAGGGTTTGTGCGCCATAGAGCGCCGTGACTGCGAAGTTGTTGGCGCTGGTTTCCCCCACCCGCGTCCAGACCAGGTTGGCGGCATACGGGTTGCTGCCCGCTGCCATCTCGATCTGGTAGGTTTCGGCCCCGGGCGCTGGCGTCCAAGTGAGCAAAGCCTTGCTGTTGTCGGTCGTGGAAGATCGCAGGGTCAGGTCGGCGATCAGCGGTGTGGTGTAGAGCGTGGTCAACTGGCTGGTCACCACCGCCGGGGCCGTGACACCCTGATCGGCACTGTGCACCGACGGGTCTTCGTTGATGGCCTCGATCTCGACCTGGTGCAGACCTCGTGGGCGCACCGCGATGACCTTAGCCATCTGCCGCCAGGTCTCACCCCAACCGAAGGCGATGTGGGTGCGCTCGTAGTCGGCACCCGCGTACGGCACCAGCGTGGGTGCTACCGCGAACACCAGTTCGTTGTCGGTCGCACCCCGTGTCACGGCATACGGCCCATCC